CATTAATCATATTATTCCTTTATTTAAAGCGATCCGTGAGCGCGTTTTCACGCGCCCACGCATAGCTTTAATATTCAGCGTTAAAATTTATATGAGCGACTGGATTTTCTTCGTGCCATGCGATAGCCTTAATCGCGTCCGCATTAGTGTTAAGAAAATCTTGCATTAGTTCTCTGATCACGTACTGATCATCAAAATCCATCCCTAGCGATTCGAGCGCCTCACTTTGACAGATCGTTAAATGCGAATCTTGGTACTCTACGTAGCCAGATTTAGTTACCCACTCTAGCAATTCGACACCGCCGATCTCGCAAGTAACGGCGTCAGTCCCCGTATCGTCGAAGTTAAAGCGAAATTCTAATTTTTCTAGTTTGATTATTTTTTCCATGATGTTCCTTTAATGTTAAAAACGATCCGCGATCGCGTTTTCACGCAACCGCGCATAGCTTTACCCTTCCGTTGTCGCGAAAGCGGCTTCAAATTCTTCTGCGGTTCCGAAATTTTCTACATATCTCTTAGCTTCTAATTCTGTGACTAGCGTTAGACCCTCTCCCCATCCGAACGGATTCTTCCCGCTCCATTGGCTGTATTTTGTCATCGGTCCCCCACACCCAGCAACGAAATATTGTCCTTTCCGTGAGAGGTATAGGTACTCACTCAAATCTCTAGGATCGATAAACGCCAAGTTAGCCGCGCCATCGCACAAGCTTTTAGCTGTTTTAGTGTTATATGTTTTGCCGTTGATTACTCTTTTCATATTATTCCTTAATTGTTTAGCGGATCATTAGCGATCCGAGAGCATCCCGCAGGATGCCCGCGCATAGCTCTACCCTTCCGTAGTTGTGAAAACTGCTTCAAATTCTTCTGCGCTTCCGTGCTCTTCGAGATATCTCTTAGCTTCCGATGCGGTGACTAGCTTGATGCCCTCTCCCCATCCCCAAGAATTGTTACCGCACGTCCGACCGTACTTGGACATTGCGCCACCTGATCCAGCAACAAAATATTGACCATAGGGTGAGCGGTACAGATGTTCCGTCAACTCTCCAAAATCGTTGCACGTTAGATCGTTACTGCCGTCACACAATCGTTCAGCTGTCTTAGTATCGTATGTTTTGCCGTTGATTACTTTTCTCATGATGTTTTCTCCTTAATTGTTTAGTCGTTACCCTTCCGTAGTTGTGAAAGCGGCCTCAAATTCCTCTGGCGTTCCGAAATTTTCCACGTATCTCTTAGCTTCTAATTCTGTGACTAGCGTTAGACCCTCTCCCCATCCATAACGATGCCTCCCGCTCCATTGTTTGTATTTGGTCATCGGTCCACCACACCCAGCAACAAAATATTGTCCTTTCGGTGAGCGATATAAATGCTCATACAGATCTCTAAAATCGACAAACGCTAAATTAGCAGCGCCATCACACAAGCTTTCAGCTGTCTGAGTATCGTATGTTTTCCCGTTTATTACTCTTTTCATATTATTCCTTTGTTAAAGCGATCCGCGAGCGCGTTTTCACGCGCCCGCGCATAGCTCTTAACAATCACTTGCTGTCTTAATTCGGCGCATGCCAGAATCTTCATCGATCACGCTATCGCTTACGTTGTCATTGTAGCCTTGAAGATAATGCCTCTCAGCGTCTAACGCTGGATATTTCCCGTAAATTGCTTCGACCTTGTTAAAGTCAGCCTGTTCCCAGCCCTCATCTTGGCTAATCTTCGCGGGATAACTATCACCTTCAAGATATTCGCCGATTCTTTGCGCTGCATATTCTGTTCCCAAGCGGTAGGCATATTCGTTGACTGTTACTATCGCTGCTGCAGCTTCTAGTTCTACATATTCGTTCTTCATGATGTTATTCCTTATTGTTGTTTAATCACTTACTACTTAATTATTCTACTCTTAGTCGGATGCGTTGCGCAAGCGTAACGGTAGCAATATTGACAATATCTATACGATGATTAGTATTTAGCTATGCCAGCAGGAGCACCGACAAAGTATGATGGGGAAGCTACGTGCAAGTTAGTTAAACTATTGGGCGAGGCAGGAGCTACGCACGATCAAATAGCTCACGTGCTTGAAGTCCATATTGATACTCTTCAAGAATGGGACAGAGTGCATCCTGAATTTTCCGTTGTCCTAAAACTAGCACGCACGTTTAGTGATAATAAGATTGTCGCGTCACTATTCAACCGCGCAAGTGGAATGAAAAAGACCGTTCAACGTCTTAACCGGCAGGGCGAACCCATTGATTGTATTGAAGAAATCCCACCGGATCCGGCATCTATGATATTCTGGCTCAAGAATCGGCAAAGGGACCTATGGAAAGACCGTCATGACGTTGAACACGGTGGTGTAATCTCAGTAGCGCCGGTCATAAATCTGTCATCATCTGTCAAGACGATTGAAGTATTATCTATTCCATCCATCGAAGCTATTGCAATCGGAGAAGAAAAAGAGTAGGCCGCGCAATTGTTAGAACCTCGTCTCATTCCTAGTTCACTAGTTCCCTAAAACTGATGAACTAGGAATGGAACGGCGTTCTGCTCATCGCGCATCTTCGCCTCGCCTTGCGCATCGCGCAATCATCGTGTATTGTCGCGCCATGGGATGGGGAATCGTTGGCATAATCGTTGGAGTCTGGTTGATCGTGATAGGCGATCCAACTTGAGCGCTGTATCTTTTCGCGCTCTTCCCTTATTCCGCTAGACCTTTGCCCTACTTCTCTCCCGACAGAAAGACTCTGTTCTCCCTTAGGAAGCCGTGTTCTGATCGCAGAGAGGAATGACTTTGTATTAGGTTTTGATTTCTTTTCCGCTCTCTCTCTTCTCCCTACCGCCACTCCCAAAATTTTGGTTTTGCATGAAATCGTACTCACAAGTTAACGCATGAAACAATCAGCCATAGACCTATCCTTTCATCCTAGGCAGCAACAAGCATTTCTCTCACATGCAACTGAACAGCTCTTTGGTGGAGCATCAGAAGGAGGTAAGTCGACCTTTCTGCGTATCGCATTTATCTTGTGGTGTGCAAATATAAAGAATTTATCTTCGTTTATTTTTCGTAAATATTACAACGATGTTGTGACCAACTTTCAGGAGGGTCCGACTTCGTTTCCTATTCTTTTAAAACCTTGGGTGCAGGATAAGATCGTAAAGATTACTGAGGATAACATATATTTTGAATTAACGAACTCTAATATTTCACTTAGGCAGCTTCGTACGGAAGAAGATTTAGAAAAAAATCAGGGAATTGAGAAGCACTTAATGGCGATGGATGAGGCTACGCAGATTCAGGCGCGGCATATTCAGGAATTGCGTGCGTGGGTACGCATGCCTATAGAGATGCGGGCATTATTACCTGAGCAGCTACAACGTTTGTATCCTGGGGTTGCCCCGGCGGCACTTTCTGCTTTCTTTCCGCGTATTATTTACACGGCTAACCCGATAGGGCCATCGGTTGGTTATTTTCGCAGGCAGTTTGTGCAGCCACGGCTACCGTTTACGGTTGAGCGAGCGGAGGATAAGGAGGGCGGGTTTTTGCGGCAGTATGTGCCGAGTCGGATTGAGGATAATCCGAGTGCTGACAGGGAAGCGCAGCGTAGGCGGTTATCGGGGTTAGGGGAGGCCAGGGCCACGGCGTTGATTGGTGGGGTATGGGATGCGCCGTCGGGAGATTACTATAAGGAGTATGACGACGAGAAGCATAGTTGCGAGGATTTTATGCCGCCCAAGGGGTGGTATACTTATCGGACGTTTGACTGGGGCACGCATGAACCGGCGTGTTTTTATTGGTGGACGGTATCTGACGGAAGAACGTTTACGTATAAGGGCAAGGAGCGGAATTTTCCTCGTGGCGCGTTAATCTGTTATCGCGAGTGGTACATGTGTGATCCTGAAGAACCTGACAGGGGTTTGGGTTTGCGTAACGATGAGATGGCGAAGGGTGCGGTGTTGCGAACGCCGGAAGAGTTATCGGGTCCGACGTTATGCGATTCGTTTCCGTTTCAGGACCGTGGGTTAGAGAAGAACGGGAAGAAGTATAATATTGCTGATATCTTTGCTGAGAACGGTTGTCCGTTGGTGAAGGCGAACACGGCGCGTAAAACCGGCTGGGCATATTTACGTGACAGGATTATTGGGATACCGGATGGGCAGGGTGGGACTATCCCGATGTTCTATGTTGTGAAGTCGGCGATTTATTTGCGCGAGTATTTACCGGCGTTACCGTATGATGAGTCTGACCCGGAGGACGCGGCGCAGTCGGGGGAATCCACGCATGCGTGTTTTGCCGCTGGGACTAGGGTTAGGGTTAGCACTTCCAGCACCAGCACTTCCAGTACCAGTACTGCGCTGATTGAGCATCTCAAAGCTGGGGATGTGGTAATTGCGGGTGATGGGGTACCGAGACGAATTGACGGTGCGGGGATAACTAAGAAAAGCTCTGAGGTAATTACGTTGACGTTTTCTGACGGGTCTATGGTTACTTGTACCCCGGATCATAAGATTTTAACTACTGATGGATGGGTATCGGCTATTGATAGTGCGCGATATTCTTGTATAGTGGGCCTATGCGGGTCAAAACAATCTCAAGCAAGATTCAAGAGTTTAACGGGAAAACGTACGAGGCTTACCCAGGCGAAAAGTATTTTATTAGAGGAAAGAGCCGGTTGCATCGGGCTGTTTGGGAGTTTTATTTCGGCAGCATTGCAAAGGGTATGCACGTTCATCACATCGACAATGATCGAGCCAATAACCAAGTTGAGAATCTTCAGTTATTCAATGGACGCGAGCACTGTAGCTATCACTCGAAGCTACCCAGCGCAGTTGCCAAATCAAGAGCAAACATTAAGCTTGCTCAAGCTGTGGCCCCACAATGGCATCGAAGCGAAGCTGGTGCTAGGTGGCACAAAAAGCATTACGAGGAATTTAAGGACTTGTTACATGCGAGATACGACAAGAGCTGTCTTTCGTGTTTGGTCAAGTTTGTGGGTCCGTTTCATAGCAAGTTTTGTTCGAATAAGTGCAAGTCGGCATGGCGGCGCAAGTCAAAGGTTGACGACGTGTGGCGAGTTTGTCAGAAATGTTTGGCGTCGTATCGGGTTAATAAATACCGGACCGGCACTCAGGCAAGATTTTGTTCTGCGCGTTGTCAGCGTAGTGCCGGCGGGAGTAGCTGACGTTTATTGTTTAACCGAACCTGTAACGCATAGTTTCCAAATTGAATCCGGCTTAGTGGTCTCTAATTGCGACTGCGCACGTTATGCTAGTTTGGCTGCTCCTCCGATACGTGGAGCAACAAAGCCGATTGACAAGCCGATGGCACAGAATAATATCGCGGTAGCGACGATTCTGAAATTGATATCGCGTTCAAGTAACAGCAGACCAAAATTCTAACAGCTACAATGATTGACGACGATGTTGAGGGAGAAGCAAACGAGGGGCTAGGCGGGAAGATGACCGTTAGCGATTGCTTGAAGTGGATAGCTGCGGCAAAGCGTGCGTCTGGCAGGCATTGGGCTGATTCTAGTAAGGCGTGGCGCGAGTTTGAGAAAGATTTCGGTGAAAGTTCTACTGGGCAGTCGGTACCTGAGAATGGGGTAACGCATTGTTATCCTGCGTACTATGCGATGTGTGAAACGTTGAGTCCTGCGATGTATGCGCGGACTCCGCAATTAGTTACGGAGCGCGAGTTTGAGATAAGCGACGCGATTGCGAACACGATGTGTATGATTACGGAGCGTCTAGGCAAGTTCCTAATGCGCACGTCTAATTTTGATGAAGTGATGAAGTCCTGTGTTGGGGATTTCATACATGCGGCAAAAACTACGAATCAGATTATTTACGAAGCTGAAATGATTTGCGGGCGCAAGCCGTTGCAGCAGGGTGTGGGTACGGACCAGTACGCGGATGAGTCGGGCAAGGATTACGCGGGCGTTGTGATGCGTGACGATGCTGGGCTGTATGGGGAAACTCAAGAGGTTGGAAAGCAGACGATACGCTTAGGGGTGTGTCCGTTTGACGAGGTGCTGCACACTGCGAACGCTAAGATTAATGCTGAAATTAAGAAGATGGCTTACTACTTTACGTACACGAGGGAAGAGGCGTGTTCGAAGTTTGATAAGGATGTGGTAGCGGCGTATCCGTTTAAGATGGGGCCGGTTGCTGGCGAGAATGAGAGAGGGGACAGGAAGGAATCGACTGAGCCGTACATGGACGGTTGGGAAGTCTGGTGTAAGGATTCCAAAACGGTTTACTGGGTATCGGAGTCTTATCCTAACGGATTTCTAAAAGCCCCGGCACTGGATCCGTACAAGCTTAAGAACTTCTTTCCATCACCTCCGTTTATTGTGCAAAATAAACCGCACAAGAACATGTATCCGCGTCCGGCGCATGTGCATTTGAATCCGACCTTGATGCAGTTGCATAACATGTATGACCGCGTGTTTAAGTTAATTGATGCGGTGCGCAGGCGTGCGATTGTGGATAGCGACGATGACGTAATATCGGCGTTAAATGCGGGTGACCAAGAGTTTGTATCGGCTAAGTCGCTGCGTAATATTATTGATAAGGGCGGGCTTGATTCGATGATCTGGTATGTGCCGGTTCAGGAATTAGTTACTGCGATTGGGGAATTAAATTCGCAGGAAGAGATATTTAGGGAGAACGCACAGACTTGGTTTGGGGTGCCGGATATTCTGCGTGGGCAGACTGACCCGATTGAGGCGTTAGGTACGCAGGAGATAAAGGCCACGGCTGCGCACGATAGGTTTAAGGTTTACAAGAAGGATGTGCAGCAGTTAGCGCGTGATTCGCTTGAGATGATGCTGGACTTAGCTTTCGGTGTGTTTAGCGATCAGAAGATTGCGGGGATTGTTGGCTATAAGTATTTCAGCATGGATGACCAGCAAAGGTTTGCTGAGGCGTTAAGAATGTTGCGCAGCGATGATGAGCGCGTGATTCGGATTGACATCGAGACTGATTCGATGACGTTTATTGACCAGGGCATGA